GTTGGTTGAATCATATCTTCGCTGTCTTAACACTCCGCGCTCTTTAGCTATCTGGCTGTTGTTCAAAAATAATGAACATGATCAGCTGATTGCTTTAGATATTGATCCAAGTTTATATTTGGATTCGCAGATGTTTCGACTCGATTATTTGGCTACGAAGTTCCTTTCTAAAGCGGATTTCTTATCGACTTCTGTCGATAAAAAGTCAGTAGCTTTGAAAGGTTTCCTCGATGCTGAAAATCGATGCCGTGAAATCAATAGAGACGCGTTCTCAACCTCTTATTTAAAACATAAAAGGTTCGAGTGGTTGCATTCTGCAATCTCTCGTAAAATAGAACGTACTCTCTCTGACTTTTCGGCGGACGAATTTTTTGATTCTGCTAATTGGGGCCCTGGCGTCACCCTTAACAAACTTGTTAAGCGTGATACCAGTAGTACCAATAAGTTCCGTCACGAAGGCGGGATAACGCATGACTTACGCGATTTTATTGGCGAACTACATGCACTCGCCTACCCTACATGGAAGGTTAATTTCTCCCATGAAATAGGAAATAAAATCGTGACTGTGCCTAAAAATTCGAAAACGGACCGTACTATAGCTATCGAACCGGGGATTAATCTCTGGTATCAGAAAGCTATTGGTACTATGATCCGTCGTAGACTTTATAGGCTGGGTTGTAATCTTAACTCTCAAGAGAGAAACCAAAAGTTAGCTAGGCTATCCAGTAAAACGGGTCACCTGGCAACGATTGACTTTTCTCAAGCGAGTGATTCTATCAGTCTTGAAACCGTTCGGGCATTATTACCTGCTCGATGGTTCCTTCTGATGGATATCACAAGATCACAATTCGGTTCCATCGACAATCAGGTTCTTAGGTATGAGAAATTTTCCTCTATGGGAAATGGCTTTACCTTTGAACTTGAATCTCTGATCTTTTTAGCAATCGCTTTGTCTGTATGCAAATACTTACAAATTGATTCTTCTGAGGTCAGTGTCTACGGTGATGATGTTGTAATCCCCGTAGAGTGTGTCGATTTATTCCGTGAAATTTGTGCTATCTATGGCTTCACCGTTAAT